CTTTGTTGTACCCACAACAATAAGTTGGAATTAAAAAAAGAAGAAAGAGAAAGTGGGTAATTAAGTCCCATTACTAATTAAAGTAAGAAAAGTACAACGAAAGTCATAATTAAAAGGGATAAAATTTCACACACAAGAAATAGTATAATTACCTGCTGATAAACAACACTCCTAGCGAGTATAGTTGAAAATCTTGAAGTCTAGTTTACTATTTTTGGATAGCAGTGTAACTTGTGTGTGAACAAAACCCTAGGACACTTAATTGGTGTCCTTTTGCTCAATAAATGAGCATGGGGTTGTTGGTGGTGTGTTCAACTCAGGTATAGGTGTTAAAGATGAGTTTCCTTGATAAGTTGATGGTGATAATGAACGTATTTGTGGTGTGTATTTACGGTGACGACGTTTAATACATTGAGATTTAACACGTTTTAACATTGGAGTAAACCGGTCATAATGACTGTAATAATCACCAAAAACATCATCATTTGGATCATCAGAGGACGTAGGCTGTTCGGATTTTGCATGCATAATCTCCAAACGTTGTTTCTTTGGTAAGAAAAGCTCGTATGGTAAACCTGATGTTGAGTAAAAACAGAAAATTGAATTAGTAATGTGAAAAACATCATAAATGTACATTTTCGCGTCAGGCCCTGAAGCCTTCAATAGTTGATCAATAGCTTGATCAAGAGTGCGAGCACGAGTGATGTATTTAGTCACTTTACCAATTGGTAATTTTCTGTTATTATATTCAGCCCATGATTGATTGTTTGCGATCAATTTTGATGATCCACAAACATTGGAAGAAGGATTGACGAAATAATGTGAGTTGAACATTTCTAAGTAATTTGTTATACTTTAGGAAGTCCATTAGGGGACACTGATAAAACACGGAAAGTACCCTGTGGTATATCAGCAAAGTCAATAGTTAAGGTGTTACGCAAAAAGTCAGTGATATATTTAACCTCATCAAAAGTGACAGCGTATTTAGCAGTCCAATTATAGTATGCGGTTGCAACAGCAATGCCATGATTTTCTTGTTCAGGAGATTTAATAACCTGTAAACAATCAGCAATGTTAAGTTTTGCTTTAACCCACTCATCGGAATCTTGATAAACAGTACTCAATATCCTTGCTGATCGACGAATAACATCAGGGAAGAAACCATATTTAGTAATAAAATTACATATAAATTCACTGACGGGTGCGTTCTCTTCTTTAAGATTAAAACCAAATAGTTTCCTAAGCAAAGTTGTTTCATATTCAGTGTCGATGTAATTAACAGGTTGTATGTCTTTAGCCCTTGTGGTAGTATCATCTCCTTTAAAAGCCGCAAATATAAGATCAATATAATGATAACATGCTCCATTCGCACATATGGTCAACCAGGTGTTACCATGTAATGTATTTGGACTACCAGAATGTTGTATAAAACAATTATGCAGTGTAGCAAACACATCACCTTTTGCGGTTTTGTATGTTTGTTTCCAACTGGCGTACATAATAAAATATGATTTAACCATGTCAGGATGCATACCCAATGATAACATCACAAAACACACCAACGCCACGTAAAGAAGCTCATGTGAAGTGTCATGTTCAGTGAAATCAGTGTTATTGCTTTTGTATAATTGATTTTCAAGTGTATCAGCAAATTGAACGAAAAAATCTGCAATGTTGGCGTCAGATTCGTTAGAAGCATACCTAACTTTATGTTTTTTTGTTGTGCCGTCTGATAAAGTTTCTTGAAGTATTGAATTCATATAACGTGTGTAAGCGGAAAAGTAAACATTCGCAATTTTTGACCATTGCGAGACACCCTGACCCGCTTTAAATATTGCGTCAAAATAACCTTTATTGTCAAATACAGATTTTTGTGAGTATTTATCTTGATTTTTCTGCATGAAAGTAACTTTCATTCTTTCTTCAGCGGCATCAAATACTTTTGTCAATTCAAGAATCTCTTTAGACATTTTGTCGTCTTTCAGTGCACCAAATTTACGTTGTAATGCAATCAAATATTCTTTTGCATGAAATTGAAGTTGTTCAACAGTTGGAGCATGTGCTTTAAAATAATCATTAATATTTTTATATTTTGACATTTTAATGAAACCATTAAAAAGCACTTTACCTAATTTTTTAAATTTACTCCATGATTTGCTTGGATTTTTAGTATACCGATGTTGCATTGTTTGAAAGGTACCGAAAGAATCTTTAGAGAAATATTTGGTGGTGTAATTTTTCCTACCTAAACGTCGACCGTTAACAGTAACAGCACTATCAGAAAAAGACTGAGGTGTTATACGCAACGGACCACCTCCACCATGTTTAGGCATTTCAAGTGGTCTAATGTAAACGCCTTCCATGTTTTGAGAAACAATACCAGCTCGTGTTAAAATATCCTCCACAACAGCGACATCAGGTTTGTATTTATCAATAATGATTTTTGAATCATTATTAATTTTTTCCGGGGCATTAAGTTCATCATTATAATTGGTGTCATTTGGGATAGTAATACCAGCTTTTTGAAGAGTAGCATCAATGGCAGATCCCAAATAATTAAAGAACCTGGTTACCTGTACACCTTTACCAATCAAAACAAGTTCACGTTGATGTCTTGACATAGCAACATATGTGTGTTCAATTGAATGCACTGTCATATTTCTGATGTCACTGTCTTGTACGTACCATGCAACTAAAGGATATGTGGCACCGATTGTCTCATGTATGGTACGAATAGTCGGTCTGGATGGTGCAATTTTAGCTTTGGCCTCTTGTGAAAAGGTGATAATCTGATGATTAGGTAATTTGGATAAAATTTCATCAATACCACCAGTAACAAATGATACTAAATCATCTTTTAGTGCAATAATTTTTGTGCCACAACAGTGATTAATCAGTTTTGCGGCAGTATGGCCAAATCTTTTTGTAGTATTTTCCTGCACTTCATCATAATAATAATTAAGGCGATCTGAATCATCAAAACGATCATCGCCACTAAAATCAATCAAACCAATTTGATTTGGGCATCCAACAAGATGGAATTTAGTAAATTGATCTTTAAACTGAAACAGACATGCATAATAACCAACTGGCAACAAGTATGCCTCGTCTATGAAGACGTTTTTAAATTTCTTTCCGTCTATAAGAGCGGACATAAACCTTTGATGAGTGAATTTGGTTTCAAAATCTTGTTGCCTTAAAACTTCATTAACTGGTACTGCGTAAACCGCAGAATCACCCATAAGTTTTTTAATAATAAATGATTTACCACAGCCAGCTACACCTGTTATCATAGTTGCGTATATATCATTTTTAATTGGTTTATGAATCTTAAAATAATTCTTAATTTTTGTGTCAACTTTAATATCGTCTGATAGCGTTTGTAAATAATGATCATAATGCGACGGTTTTGTTTTTATTTTAATTGTTGGGTGTGGTTTTATTTCAAGCGGTACTGGAACTTTCTTAAGTCCATCATCTTCTAATTGACCATCACGTATGACCAAATTTTTTGTCGCATTATCAGTCTGCGTAATATTATATGAAATTGGGTTTGTTACAATGTCAATAAATGCATCAATTGGTTGTGGTGGTTTAGGATTCGATGAAGAGCGAAATGTATGATAAAACTCTGAACATTCAGTTGAAGAAGCAGATGGTTTGATGGCCATAGATGCGCCATAATCAAACAAAGCACGGTATAATTTACCAAGCAAAGATGCTTGCTCAGGACCAGCAGGTGTAAACATTTTAATGGTGAATTGCGTAAACGTACATCTGTTAATTAATCTAATTATTTGTGGTATAATAAAGTAAAAAGTATCAGGTGGACCAATATCAATCAATAACACATCAGCATGAATAACTGGTATATTATCAATATCGTCAAATGGTATGTGACGTTTAGCTTGCACATTGATTTTCAAGGCACCTTCACCAACGTAATGATATCCGGTAAATTCATAGTTATTTTTTTTACAAAAAATGACCATATGACCTGGTGCATAACCAATCTCAGTGATATGGTGTGGTCCATCAGTCAATTGTAAAGATTGCTCGAGTTTCATAATTTGCTTATCCGGTCCGCGTATAATTTGGTGTGAGTTTTTGTGAATATGCTCACGCCACTTAGTAACATCAAAATCCACGTCAGTTTCCTCCATGACAACAGGGCCATCAAAAACTTGTATGATACCACCTGCACCAACTGTATGTGGTAAACCGTGCACGTCTAAAATAATTGCGTCATCGTAAAAAGCTTTTTCAGTCTTTGTATGAAAGCATAAAGATATGTGACGCGGTCTGACGTCATGGTAAGCTGATTTAAACATTTGTATTGGGTTACCATATGATCCTGCTCCTATAAGTGGTAATCTAGCAGTTAAATTATTAATTTCACAATACTCATCAATATTCTGGAGTAATTTAATAATATATGTAACGTAAATGTCAGATGCAACTTTACGCGGTGAAACAGCAATACACAAATGAAAACCATTAAAAATAGTATAAGTTGTCGATAAAACAGGTGTTTTAATTTGGTGTTGGTAACCGTTAAACATTTTACGAAATGCAAGTGCTTGAAAAGCACCATCGGTTATATCTTCATTTGCGGCATTGACGTACAAAATAGATTTAGACATTGGTATATCATCATAATTACCAATGTATGGGCGCATGTATTCGGTACACTTGCAAGTAACAATACGAAAATGGTTGCCAAGTAATGCAACACCATATATCTCAGATGTTGTACCCCAATAATAATTTATCACTATTTTATTACGATAAGAAGAATGTACCCGTAGTGATAACTGATAACATGCGGCAATATAAACAATCTCAGCTGTAGTTGGCCACAAATTTTGCGGTAAATCTTTATTATTCCGCCAACCCTTAAGAGTGCCAATGTTAACAGATGTGTGTGGTACATCAGAATTTGCAGCCATTCTTGCAAAAACAGATTTTTGATCGAAAGCTAAAACGTTTTTAATCATATCATCCACACGAACACCCAATATTTTAGCAAGACAATGATAACCACAATGGCCATCATATGGTACGTCAATCTGTGATAAGTAATGACCAAAAGTTTCATCAGTGGTGGTACTAGTAGTTGCTTTCTCAGTAGTATGTGCACCAGTTTGTCTAGGTGGTGCAGTAGGTATGACACCATCCTGCCAACCGAGTGTGTTACATTGATCAATTGCGCTAACATAGGGTAGAGCAAGTACACCATCTTTACGATGAATGGTAGATGGTGGTGTTTCAGTAATTGCGTTGTTTTTACGGCTAATACTGGATGGTGGGACACTAACATTACGATCAAAATCATCCAATTTGTAAGTAATGGTTGTAGTATATACCGGTTCATCAATCTCACCATAATCAATCGATTGTGATATTTCTGTTGAGGTAGTGACGACATCATAAACAGTAACTGGTCTTGCAGCTAAAAGACGCAAATGTGAAATAACATCTAAAGGTGAACGATTACCATGCCTATTAAATCTCTCTAAAGATATAAATGGGTTGTATTGTGTTTTCTTTCCTGTAACAAACAAACCTTGTGCCCAAATTTTAATGGATGTTAGAACTGGATAATTATCTTCACCTTGTATGCGTCGAAAAGCGTCTTTGATGATTTCAGAAGCGTCATGACGATTTATGGCACCCATTATAAATATCGAAACAAGTGCTTTATGTAAAGTATGACTGTCAACATTCCAACCTGACATGTAAACTTTATTAGTAAATTTAATGCTATTAAGATATGAATAAGCCATTGATGCAAATGATGAAAATACAAATGCATCACCATTTTGTTGACGCACACACCAACCCATTAATTTGTCGTAATATTCTTTTGGTATAAAATGTAAACGAGTATCAAGGGGTAAAGCACAATCTTCACGAACAAAAAAATGAATATCTGGTAATATGATATTATCTTTTAAATATGCAGCAAGTGGTATATTTCTTGAAATTGATGTACCAGGAAAATTGGCTACCCTAATCATTTTTACTAATGACATTGAACCGTAATTTTCAATTATATCCATAACGATTGAGAATTTCTTACCAACAATGAGAGGGTGTGTTAAATATTTTGCCCAATTTGAATAATTGTGAACATATGATGCACTATGATCACGAAGTGTGAAAACCAAATCACGTCCTTTGAATGATAAGTCGTAAAAATCGTCATTCATTGTTGCACCAAGTAGTCTAGCATCATAAAGGACTGGTGGTAAATAGAGCCACATATATGCAACGTGTGTACCATGCCTGTTAAATATGTCATACCATGATTCAAATGGAATGTCATAAACGGCATTGACAGAAAACATTACTTTTGCTTGATGTTTACAATTCTGAACACCATCCACGCAAGCAAATGAAGATGATCGTGCACCTTGTGTTACTTGATATAAGGAGTTCATCAAAATATTGTTACTGTCATATAATGTAGAAAAAGTGGATGAAGCATAACGGGCAGCATCCCGTACGCTGTTAACTAAAACACATTTGTGATTAGCCCTAGATGTTTTTGGGCCCATATATGCGCCAACTTCTATAATATCATTGTCTGGTACACCTTTGAGATGATCGTTAATTCTCTTATAACAATAATAATTTAAGTTGGCTGCTAATGCATGCGAATTACGCCTTGCGTCTGGTGATACTTGTACAGGTATCGGATTGAAAATTTTCTGCATGCGTTCAATGTCTAAACTGTCCATAATACATGGAAATTCAACATGTGATAATTTGTAGAACTCTCGGTAATTTTCATAAACGAGGTTGCCACAGAAATCTGTCCACTTATCCGTCGGATAGTTTTCAGGAGTTAGAGCGTTTGAAGAACGAAATTGTGCCATATTCGTTTTCC